GGTCCAACTTCGGGTCCAGCTTCGGGTCCAAGGCCCGGTTCCGATGAATGGATAAAAGCAAAGGCTGCCGAAATGCGCGCCAAAGCTAGCCGAGTAGATAAAGGGACAGACCCAGACCCATATATGGATGATTATTTCTATGATGCGAATGACCGACCCGATTATGACCGACCCGATTATGACCGACCCGATTACGACCGTCCCAACTCTCCCCCGCCAGAAGAAGACCCAGCCATAAAGAAAATCATAGAGAAAATAAAAAACCAAACTGTTTTAATACATCAACCCGACACGGGTATTATAGAGCCCAAATACCAAGGCACGGCGCCTATACAAACATATACCCCTCCCGTAATTCCCGCCGCTTCATTTACGAATCAAGAGTCGAGACAAGACGTATTAAAGATTTTTAGGGAGAGAGCCGCCGCACTCATAGAAGCCCAAGGCCAACAAAAATTAAGCACGGTTATTGGCGACTATATAAGAGATAATAATGGCAACGTCGTAAATAACTTAAAATGGCCCAAAACGGTTATACTATTTTTAACACAAGGTATGAATAGAGAGAAAATAGACCGGTTTGTAGCGAATATTGGAAATCTTCATGGATCGATAAAAGACTATCCCGGTATGATGGATTGGATAGCGCAATTACAAAATAAACCGAACGAGTTATATCTAAGTGATTTAGCTATTATAACGGTCGATGCCAAGATTACAAAGCTTAAAGACGAACTTAGAAATTTAAGGAATGTGCTTGCCGTTTCGTCAACGGAAGTAGACGTCGAGAAGTTATCGAACGTCGGTAAAATGATCTACTCGAAAATAATAAGAGACGATGTTACAGGAATAGGTTCAGCGGGGTCTAATATGGCAAACCTCTATTCGAGCACATATAGATATGTAGCCAAAAACATATTAAAATACACTCCGGAAGAAATGTCGCATATAGACGATGACCCAGTAACACTCGAACAAGTATACATGAATTATTTGATTTCAGGATTAGCTGTATGCCTATTTATTTTAATGATGCCGTCTTATTTCGAAATCCTTAACCCGTGGCTTAGTGCCATTAAAGCCGTAATCACTTCGATAGTAGTTATTAATTTTTCGGATTTGATAGGTTTACTTGTAGGTGAAACCATTACGAAGGTTTGTGAAATAACAAAGGCAGTTACTGCGCAAGTTCGCGAGTCTTGTCAAACCACTATGGAAAAAATAGAAGAAATAAAACGCTTATTGGCGGTTATATATGAAAATGTAAACCAACCCGACAATGAAGTCGGAGAACCGGCGAACGCACCTAATTATATAAGTTTGGGCGAATTAATAAGACAATCCGACCGCCCCGGCCATGAGGCAATTCGACGATTAACCGGTTTTACAAAAACGGCCAATGTAATGGCAGAAGAAGCCGAGGAGGAAGAGGAAAAGACATTATTAGGCCTAGAAGGTCAAGGAGAAGAAGAAGAAGGTGAAGAAGAAGAAGGCCAAGAAGAAGAAGAAGGTGAAGAAGAAAGTCCAACGTGGAGGGAAGTAGAACCCGCAACCAAAAAGGCAAAGCGCGGAGGCAGAAAATCCAAAAAAAATATGAAGAAATCTAGAAAGGGAAGGGGAAAACCAAAACGTAAGGTAACGCGCAAAGGAGGGCGTAAACATAAATATACCCGCAAAAATAGGTAGACGAATATTATTTTGTTATGTCGTCAAATAACAAAATAAACCGAAGGACACCCTATATTCCCCAGCTCATCTTCAAATAACATTTCAACGTCGCTTTAATATCGACTAGAGAATTATGCATATTTTCAGGCGGCGGTTCATTAAATAGTTTTACATAGAGTTCCGTCAACTTGGGCCATTTTTTTCGGTTAGAATTTTCGACGATAATATTACAAATATTTGTCCCCCTTCTCATGGTGCAGTATCTATCTACATTGCGCAATTCTTCGATACTTTTATTGAATAGACTTAGACAATCCGACCGAATCCGGTCGCGATTACGTTCCAATTCTAGAGAAATCATTTTAATATCAAAGTCAATGTTATGTCCCACGAGGACATTGGCGCTCAAATACGCATTGTAAAAATGTTCCAAAAAGTCAGTGATGTCCTTGCCTCGATTACACATATCCTTTGTGATTTTAGTAATGCGGGTAATTTCGTCGCTAATTACGACGTGTTCTGGCACCTTAATATAATAGTCGTAGGTTTCAATGATTCGTTCTTGCGATAGGTCATATATAATAAAACTAGCCTGGGTAATGTATGGATAGGCAGAAAGGGGTATAGGAGGGGCCGATTTATCCTGTTTCGGAAAAAGGCCGGTCGTCTCGGTGTCAAATACGAGGATACGGGTAGGTCTTATCGGCGCACCTACACGATGGGTTCTTTGGTCAACGGACATGACAGTTTTGTTTGTTTATTGCGAGTTCGTAAAATAATAGTTGAATAATCAATTTTGAGGGGTTTCCGAAGGTTCCAATGTCCCCTCAATAAGGTTGAGGTCGCAAAGCGACCTCTGACCCCCTCTTTTCGCTAGCCTTCGCTTCGCTTAGCAATGCGAGTCCCCTCCTTTGTCTCAGTAGGAATAGAAATAACGTATAGGGTAACATCTGGAAAAGGGAAGGGGTTGAAGGTTTCCTCAGGCTCGCTATGCGAGCCGCAGGTTTCCTCAGGCTCGCTACGCGAGCCACAGGTTGAGGCCACTACGTGGCCTCTGAACACTCAAAAATTGAATATTACGTCGTCGAAAATAAAAAAAATAGAAATAAAACCATGGCTTCACTAATTAACGCACTAGATAGTTTTACTGCCACTCGCCAAGGCGAGAATGGTCATGTCGAACTGGATTGGTCTAATGATATAAAAGAAAAGATTGTTCAGTTTGATTTCCAGTGTGTGCGAACAACTCGCGAGGGCGTAAATAAACTTTATATTATTCTGAGCGACATTCTTAGACAACTATCCACCAAGCAGTCCAATGATGAAGTGCGCGAAGAGTTACTTACTGTCCTATATAAAATCATCTTTATGACTCGTGATGTGGAGGGAGGTAAGGGAGAGTATACACTTTCGTATATGATGGTTTGGGCATGGTATCCATATTATCCAAATTTGGCCAAGCAGGCATTGGAATCGTTCGTATTGCCAACCGATGACGAAATACCCTATGGTTCATGGAAGGATATCAAGTATTTCTGCGATTTTATTCGAGATCGTGGCGCCACCCCTTCGCATGACCTCATTAAGTTTTGTATTAGCATTGTAAATAGGCAGATTCGAGAGGACGCGGCGAAGAAAGAAGATGTCCAGCTATCTCTCGTGGCTAAGTGGATTCCTCGAGAGAAGTCCAAGTTCGGATGGCTATATAACCATCTAGCATTCGACTACTTTCAAGAGTATATTGCGTCGGCAACTGACGATACGAGGGCACGAGCAGAGAAGAAGTGTATTACTCAATATAGAATCCTTTGTTCTACATTGAATCGTCGTCTAGATACGGTTCAGATTAAACAAGCCGGACGCAATTGGTCCGCCATTGACCATGCCAAGACTACGTCGATCACTATGGCTAAGAATCGACGTGCTTTTATGAACCTCAAGCCGGGCCGTAGGGAAGAGCGCCGCTCCGATCATGAGGACCGAATTAATTGCGCAACAAACCTATTGGAATATATGGAAAAGCTTAAGAAGGAAGGAAAGGAAGTCAATGGTAAGAATATGGGTCTGGAAATGTTTACAAAGCAGGCCTATAGATTACTACTCCACGTAAACAGAGACGAAATCGATATTCTAAATTCTCAATGGCGCGATAATGGCAATAAGAAAAACGCAGGCGGTCTTGGAAATATGATTGCCATTGTAGATACGTCGGGGTCTATGCATGGAACCCCATTCGACGCGGCAATTGCGCTAGGTTGTCGCGTGGCGGAGAAGTCAATCCTAGGCAAGCGCATTATGACATTTTCGTCAGAGCCGACTTGGTTAAATTTGGAGGGTTGCGAAACGTTTACCGATATGTTCAACGTTATTTATAATAATAGAGACAAAGCTGGTCTCAATACTGATTTCTACAAGGCATTAGATATGATTCTTGCGTCTATTGAAGAGAAGCGGGTTTCGCCGGAGGTTGTGGCTAATATGACCCTCGCTATCTTCTCTGATATGCAAATTGATGATAATATTGCCATTACATATAACAACGTATCAAGTGCGAGGGATAAATGGGCAACTATGTTCGGGCAAATTAAGAATAAGTATGCCGAGGTGGGGATGCGAATGTATGGAACCCCGCTAACTCCTCCACATATTTTGTTTTGGAACCTTAGACAGACGGACGGATTCCCTACTATTTCTACAGAGTCCAATTGCTCTATGATGAGCGGGTATGACCCGTCGTTGCTCAATATGTTTTGTGATGTTGGGATGGAAGCGATTAAGGATCTAACACCTTATAATGCTCTACTTAAGAGGGGAAACCTACGGTTTCCTCAAAGACCGCTTTTCGGTCTTAAGGTTGAGGTCGCTTTGTGACCTCCGGGTTCCTCCGGAGTCCCTTCACCCCCTTCCCTTTGACATATTGACCTAATAATAAGGCCACCGAAATATTACAGTTACGAGAAAAATTTATGTTATTTTTAGGGGTGAATCGCCACTAACCTACGGACTCCTTCAGAAACCCTGCGACCCCCTCCCTTTGACATATTGACCTAATAATAAGGCCACCGAAATATTACAGTTACGAGAAAAATTTATGTTATTTTGGCGGAGTAAAATTGAATCCGGTTTTACACCAATATATTATAAAACAAACCGATTTAATCATGACTCTAACCATTTTCGTTGTCATTCTTTCTGTTATCATTGCCAGTATTGTATTTGGAAATGATTCACCGACCCAATTGAATAAGGTTGCCGCGCCTACATTTATGTTGTGTAACTATTACCCAAATGATAAAGATATTTCCATGACAATTGTAAACCGCGTATCCGTTGACCTATTGAATGATACTCAGTTGGAAGAGTATAGATTGAATCAACTTAAAAATTGCCATACATTTTGGAATGTCGATGTTTCCGAAGATATCATGTCTTTGGAAGAAGAGTCATCTGAAGAAGAAAACTGGTCTGAAGAAGAAAACTGGTCGGAAGAAGAAAACTGGACTGAAGAAGAAAACTGGGCCGAAGAAGAAAACTGGACTGAAGAAGAGTCAAATGAAGACGCCGATTTAATCACTGTATAAAAAAATACTGTAATAGTTTATTGTGCGTCATTTTCCATATATATTTTGCTTATTTTTTCGCCATTAAGTCTGCGAGTTGAATGTGTAAAAACACACAGGCATTATCCAATAAAAACTATCAGGTAGATAATATGATAATTTTTATAATCCCGACCAATACCTGGGACTAAGGAGGGGGTCGCAGGGGAACCTACGGTTCCCCCGCTCTATGATTGATATAGCCTCTCGCATAACCCCCTCACTCTATCATGATGCCGGCGTAATGTCTCTACATGAATCGGGTCCACAAATCCCAAATATTTATAGTCAACATGAAACTCTTTTTGTAAGATATAGTCAAACTCGCAACCCACAACCGTCCTTAAATAAACATCGTGCATATAAATATGTAGATTTTGATATAAATATTCATTCCATTCTACTATATAATCCGAGAACCGGACATCCGTAATTTCGGGCGGATTTCCGACCCTAATCCCACCTTGTGCTTTAATAATATGTTCAGTAACACTATGCTCATTATCGACCTTTCTATAATGATATAATGGCGCGTTTTCGGGAATATCCAGCCGTTCAAATCTATACGTAAGTGTATTGAGGCGCCTAATATATTCGACGAGCATAATATCGCAGCAACTTTGGTCTAGAATATCGGGTTGGTCATCTAAAAATTCGAAAAAGGGAACGAGCACATAGGGTCGGATACAATAGGTCCAAAACTCATATCTGTATTCTTGTTGACTAAGAGCAACCCATGACTCGTAAACACCCGCTACCCCTTTTTTTAATAGTGGCATAAACATTTCTACGCGATTTAATTCGTAGGTATCATCGTCGTCGCAAAACATTATCCAATCATGCGTTGATTTTACATCGGCTAATGCCAGGGAAATATGTTTCATCTGTGAGGTTTTGGTGTTGCGTGACTTTAGTATCATGTGTCCGTTTCCACTGAATTCAGCTAACTTGTGTAAAACATCGGCCTTTAATTCATCGTTTTTGAATGAAATAGATAGGTAAACGGTTACGGGTATGGTTTGGTCAAACAAACTACGTAGACATGTCATTAAATGCGGTATTCTTTCCTTTAATGAAATATGTGATGCTATGATAACGCATATTTTTTGAGGAGGGTCCACAGGTAAAACGTCCACAGGTAAAACGTTCATTTGTATACTAAGACGTGTAATTTTTTATATATGTTATATTTAGAATCAATATATCTGGATTATAACGCTTTAGTTGTTTACGGCAATAAACATTTCTGGATATATTATATACAATATGTCTGAACCGGTAGAAATAAATAATATCACAAATATTGAAGGTCAACCTGAAGTCCCGGTCCAACCTGAAGGTCAACCTGAAGTCCCGGTCCAACCTGAAGCTCAACCCGAAGTCCCGGTCCAACCTGAAGGACAACCCGAACTCCCAGTCCTACCTGAAGCCCCAGTC